TATTACATATAGGATCTTTAATCCTGAAAAAGTAAGAATTGTTCTTGAAATGAACCATAAGGGTGAGATCGTCCACTCAAGATTTGCCGACAATTCTAACTATTGGCATGGGCAGTTTGTGCATACTAAGCACACTGAAATGGCAACGATTCCTAAACTTGGATTACGGCTTGGTCCGACTAACAAAATAAAATACTGCGAACGTTTCAAGTATCTAGTAACAATCAATAAGATCATTACAACTGACTATTTGACTTTCATGGAACTCATGTCATTTGGAAAGTCAAAGGGTGGAGCATATCGTGGACAGAATGGAAACGATGATCTCGCAATGACATCAGTAAATCTTGCTCCATTTTTTGAATCTTCTCAGTTTTGGGATATTGGCATAGAAACTTATGAAAATACGCCAGCTGCATATCGAAAAGAGATAGAAGAAAAAATATTTAATGTCTATCGTGAGCAGAATACAAAAAGTTTGTATAATTTTGATGAACTTAAAAGGCTTAATGTTTCTCCAAATGGAGGTCTAGGCGACACAACTGTTTCAAATAGCGTAATCGACTCTGAGGCTAGAGAAAAAATGCAAAAATTAAAAGATAGATTCTTTAAAAGCTGAGTAAATTGTAGTATTATATTGTAGAGCTAAAAAAATCCGATAAATATGCAACAATTAAAATTCAATGGAGATGTCACGTTAGATGAAGTCTTCAATAGTAACAAAGTGTCAATTTATGACAAAATCGTCGAATCAATCCAAACACACTACACTAACCCAGAAATTAAAGAGATTCGAGTAGTGAGTATTGTGATCAATGAGACAGAATATTCTATTAATTTAATTAGGAGCAAGTTTGCCAGCTGTCTTGAAAATGCCATGAATTTCTATATTGGCTTGGAAGAATATGAAAAGTGTCAGGTCTGTAGAGATATTATCGCAGACTTAAAGAACAAAAAGGAGCTACAACTAAACTAATGGGATATACTGAAACAAACAACCGAATTAACCTAAGGATTCAGCAGATCTCTGAAAAGCTGTTAACCAATAGGATCACTGAACCTGAACGAAACGAACTAGCAAGGTTAATTTATCCAAAACTTAAATTCTACATTTGGAAGTTCTGTAAAAATGACTTTGATACTGAAGAGGCATTACAATGGAGCCTTAAGAAGATCTTTAAAAATGTTGCTCAATTCAATTTTGAAAAAGGGCGGTTTACTACTTGGATCTATACTATTGCTCGAAATGAGACCCTCTACTATCTTCACATAAAAAAGAGGCATTCTCACCTAGATATAGATGATCTTTATCATGTAGTTGATAAACCAGATGACTTTGATAATTCTCTAAATTTTCATATAGGGGTTGATGAACTTTACTTAAAAACGATTGCACATATCTATGACATTAGTGATGATGTTATGAAAAAGATAGCAATTGATAAAATGATCAATAATCGAAAGGTTAAGGATATTGCACAAGACTATTCAATCAATGAAAATACAGTAAAGACTAAGCTTCGTAAAATTCGTTTAGATATTCGTGAAGCAGTAATAAAAGAAAACCCTGACCTTGAAGAAATAATAAAAAGCCTAATATGATTTCAAACTATATTAACCCAGTAGTAGTATTTAAAACTCTCCAAGATAACATTACGGATCTTTTAAATGCTGAAAAATATAAAAAGATTATTCTTGAATTGCGAAAAGATGGAAAAATTAAGGCTATTGGATTCTCAGTAGACAGCTCAGGCAATTTATATCTTGGAATAGATCTTAACCCTGAGCTCTTACTCTATTCAGATGTCTCGCAAGAATCTGTTGAGTTAAAGATGATTAGTGAAAAAATGAAAAAATACACTGAATTCCTTACAAAAGAAGGTATCTTAGATGCAGTCCGAGTTGACTATGATAGAGTAAAAACTGAGGAGTACTATGGATATGTGCTACAAATCCGATATGATTTCAAAAAGTTCAAAAAGTTCGATTTTTTCTACTCAATTGGTTATTTTAGCGGCATACTATGCATTTTATTAGGGCTCGCAGCTATGATATTCTAATAATCTTCATAAAAAACAAATAAATAATAAAAATAGAAAGAGATGAAAAATATAACTGAGTTCTTAAATATACACCTCTGGAAAATCACAACGGTTGTGTTTGCTCTCCTGTTCATATCTAAGGGATGCACAAACAACAAAATCTCAAACTTGGACAAAAAGTATGAAGATACTTCAGTAAGATTAGAACACAAGATCGATTCCCTTCAAGCACAAGTATCAAAAATGCCAACTGAAAAACAGGTAAGAGATCAGATGGAAAGGGTCATGTTTGATTATCTAATTTATGAAGATGACTTAGACAAGGGAAAAAGCAGTCTGTCTGACGTCAAAAATAAGATCGAGATAAATGACTAATTGGCTTGTAAGAAACAAGGAATCAATAATTAGGACGGCGTTCCTAATCCCTATCTTTTCCGTTGCTACTATTTCTATTTCTCACGTAGTAAGTTGGTATGACATCGCAAATCCAATAAACTGGGCAATATATTTATCAATTGCTGTAGAAATTGCAGCAATGTCTGCTATCGCTGCAGCATCGGTTAAAGTAAAAGGATTTTCAGTATGGTTTGTGTTTGCTATCGTAACTCTTATACAGTTTATAGGAAACATCTTTTTCTCATATTCTGATATAGACACTTCTTCAAAATCTTTCAAGGATTGGTCAGAGCTAATTTCTCCTATTCTTGAATTAATAGGAAGTGATACTTCTAATCTCTTGGCACAGCGCCGTTGGCTCGCTTTATTAGAAGGTGGACTCCTTCCTCTTATTTCTCTTACCTGCCTGCACTTTTTCATTAAATATGATGAAAGTGATTATGTAGAAGTAGAAAGTAAAATCGATACACCAGCTCAAATAGAGGTGCCGGCTCAAATAAATGAATCTGAAGCTAGTGTCGAGCCTTCAATAATAATACCAGAAGTTCAAACGCAAGTTCAAGAAGAAAATATTGAGTCGTCGATTAAAAAGATTGAAGATACTCCTTTGAAGAGGACCAGTCCAGATATTAGTCCAAAGATGAAAAAAATACAAAGCAGAAAATGATACCTGATTTAAACGCAGTATGCGACTGTTGCGGAGGCTACGAAAACCAGCCAATACTGCAGCTATTTGATGATAAGTGCTTTAGAATAGTAGATGGTAAGGAGACGGATGGCGCATTCTGCCTTAAGGACTTTGCTTTTCCTACAGATGGCCACACTTGTGTAAATCTTACAGTAACATTAGATGGCGGCGAAATAACTCTGTTTGATAATCAGGTTGACACTATTTCCCCTAGTGGAACTCTAGAGACTGACAAGCTTTACGCTAGAGGAGTCATGATTAGAATAATCTATCCTACTTACGATACGGATGGAGAATCAGTCGCATTTGTAGATAAGTCAGTGAAAATCGTTCTTGAAACATCAGACACTCTTGCTTCAACTGAGTATCCGTTATATGATCTCTTTACGATATTCACTAACCCTAAATCAAATGATGCCTATGATTTAATAAATAAAATAAAGATCTTGAATCCGAACATGCTGTATAATGTTCGAGTTTCTGCTCTAGTCTTATTTGGAAAAGCAGTTTAAAAAAACAAAATACAATGTTAGAAAGCGGAATCGAATTAATTCAATTATCAGATAATACTAACTATGCACCTACTTTTATAAGTACAGATAAGAGGGTTCCAGCAGGTACTCCAACTACTCTTGGATACTGGCAGATTGGTGAAACTCAACAATATGGCTTTGCAAAGGGCCCAATCTTTAAAGTAGATTTTTTAGAAATCGTAACTGGTGAAGGTTCAAGTGCAACCCATGTAAAGATTTGGGGAATTGATAATAAGGATGATGCTGCGCCATTATTTCCTATTAATTACTTATCTGCAAATCCAACGGTTCATGTATATCTACAAAAATTCCTAATTTGCGATGAAAATGGTGATGCACAATCAGTTGAGAGTTACAATATCATCGGCTACAAAAAGAAAGGAATGCTTATCTCTTGGTAATGAAAAGGATCTACGAAAATAGCATCTCACCAATGGTTTCTCGAGGAGACTTTACTCGAGGGATTCCTTTTTATGGAACAAAGGGCGACTTTAACTTTACCGTAGGTCGTAGCCAATTTACTCCAGGCATATCGATCAAGCAAACACCATTGACTGATATGTCAGTTAGAGGAGACACCGGTTACACACCATTTGATTTGAGCATCGCAAAATTAAAGCTTTATTTCAAGCCAGGCGATAGAGTTAGAGGCATTATAGTAAACTCTCAGCTTGACAATGAAAATGGCAAATTTGTTGTTGGAAAGCTTCACAAGATTTCTCCAAACTACTCAAACACCACGATTAGAACATGGATCAAAAATCCCAAGACTCTAGAATTACAGGAAATTTATCCTGAAACAATGGAACGAATTTATGAAAGTCATCTAGCAATGACATTTACCCAATTCATAAACTCCTGAATACTCACACATATCCTCCAGTAAAAAGGCAATTGGCTTAGAACCAATTGCCTTTTTTCTTATATAAGATAAAAAAATAGAAAGACTATGAGCAATATAGATCCAGAAGAAGCAGAGCGGTTCTTGAACGAACAGGACCGCATGCATGGAATAAACACCATTGCTAACGAGGTGGTTGAAAAGAAAGATGCGACGGAATCCAAGATCACAAGCTTAGGAAAAGCTCAAAGCCACCAGCAAATGGTTGAGTTATCTGCAGCTGAAGAATCTCCATGGAAACTATTAGATCTTGCAACTCTTCCATCTGGCGGATTATTTTATCCAGAAGGAATTGAACTCCTCCTAAGGTCAGCAAAGACTAAGGAAATTCGACACTGGTCGACAATTGATGAAAATGACCCAATCAATGTTAGAGAAAAAATGCAGTTTGTCTTAAAT